GCAGCAGACATAAGAGGTGTATAACCAATATTATTTCTTGCTTCAATATTTGCGCCTAATTCTACCAATAATCTTACTATTTCTGGTCTATTGCTATCAGCAGCAGATATAAGAGGTGTATATCCACCCCTATCTGGTGCTTCAATATTTGCGCCTAATTCTACCAATAATCTTACCATATCTGGTCTATTGCTATCAGCAGCATACATAAGAGGTGTATATCCATCCCTATCTGGTGCTTCAATATTTGCACCATTTTCTATAAGTTCTCTAACACGTTTTAGATTATTTTGTTGTACTGCAGTAAATAATTCTTCATCCATTTTTTTATTATATGTCAATATTTTTTTTATTTTAAATTCTATGTAGAATCTAAAATAAATTAACTACTTACTTTCTAGCTCTTGATTTTCTTCTTTTACTTTTAGACTTTCTTCTAGCACCAGATTTTCTTTTAGACTTTCTTTTAGACTTTTTTCTAGCACCACTTTTTCTTTTAGACTTTTTTCTAGTACCAGATTTTCTTCTTCTACCTCCGGAATCACTTCTTTTTGATTCTTCAGCACCTTCTTCAGCACCTTCTTCTTCATCCTCTTTTTCTTCTTCTCCAAACGCAAAATCAGCTATATGTCTTGCTATATATGGATTATAATCTATTTGTGAATATAGACCCGTTAATGGAGCACTTTCATTACGAGGTAAATCTTCACTTTTTATTAATGAAGTATAATAAGCCATTTTTTGGGCTCTAATTTTTGCATTTTTTTCTTTTATTTCTCTTGTTCTTACCGCTTTTCTTATTAGATCTATCATAGGTTGATCATCTTGAATTGTTAAAAAATCGATAATAGTTTCTCCGAAATTATTTGTTGCTTCAATATTCGCACCTAATTCTACCAATAATCTTATCATTTCTGTTTTATCCCATATAGCAGCATTCATAAGAGCTGTATTAAAACCGCTATAATCTCTTGTTTCAATATTTGCGCCTAATTCTACCAATAATCTCACCATTTCTGCGTTGTTTGAAAAAACAGCAAAATCAAGAGGTGTATAACCAAGATTATGTCTTCTTTCAATATTTGCACCTAATTCTACCAATAATCTTACCATATCTGGTCTATCTAATTTAACAGCATCCATAAGATGTGTAGTGCCATTAATATCATCACTTCCTTCAATATTTGCACCATTTTCTATAAGTTCTCTAACGCGATTTAGATTATTTTGTCGTACCGCATTAAATAATTCTTTGTCCATTTCTTTTTTATATATACCAATAAAAAAAATTAAATAAAACAATCCTCAATCGAATACCTATTATTTATTTTAAAAGAGTGACAATACCTTTCAATATTTCTTTCAGAAAAGAACACAAAAAGAGCCTTATTTTCAATATTATAAAATTTTAAAGATTTTTTATTACATAAGTTGATTAAGTACTCAATATTTTTCTGAGTATTAAGAGTATTAAGAGTATAAATAAAAAACTCGTTTGTAAAATCACCCAATAAATGATTTTTAAGCTTATCAAAATCATATTTCTTAATATCAATATTATGTTGTTTGTAAAATTGTAGTTCATTATCAAGCTTTGCATCAAAAGAAATAGTTAATGATTGTAAATTACCTTGAATATCAGTATCCAAATCTTTATTATCACCTCTATAACATTCACTATAAACTAAGTGAGGATTGCAGTAATATATATTAAGTATATTTGCCGATTTTTGTTGTAAGGTATCAATACAATTTGTAGCTCCAGTTTCACTTATAAAATCCAAAAGTTTTTGTGCACCTGCTTTCGTAATTAAATAACCAATAGTACCTCCTAATGATATAGTAAATGAGTTAAAAACATTAGTTTTATGAATATTTGGAATAATATTTTTATTGTAAGAATATTCTTTGTCGCTTAAATTTTTCAAATGATGTCCTAAGTATATCAAATCCCAATTTGTGTTATTAGCTTGATTTAGTATATTTAAAAATTTACTATGAAAATCAGGTGTAACCTCAATATCATCTTCAAGAATACAGAATATATCGTATACGGAATTTATAAGTTCGATATACATTTTAACGTGAGACATTAAGCAACCTACCATTCCAACCTTCATGTTATAGTCATTATTATTAAATATTCTTTGTAGTTGAGTGGACGATTTAATAAGACTACCATCTACCGCACTAAATCGTTTATAATTTAAAAAAGACAATTCTTCGTCGTTAATTTTTACAAAATTATTCCATCTATCAACCCTCCTATCTAGATTTAAAACATATGTTAACATTTTATATTGACTTAAAGATGGAAAGACTTTTTCTACTTTTTCTACTTTTTTTTCATCTTTATAAAATTGTTTTTCATTATTTAGACTATATGCATTAATAGCATTTTTATCTCCAATCTGACTTGTTAATCTACCCATATGAATACAATATATATTTTCGAAAAATGCAGATATGTATTCTAATTTTACATATCTATGAGCATATTCCATTTCAAAATGAGGCGCTTCCAAATTAAATTCACCTAAATCTTTTAAGACTTTAGCTCTCATTAAAGAAGGTCTTAAAGAAAAATGCGGCCAATAAGAAGATGATAAACCCTGTCCATGTTTGTTTAACCACTTTACTTGTTTTTCTTCTGTATCATTATACTCATGAATGTAATATCTAAATCCATTCTTAGTTAAATGATAATCACCACCTTTTACAACGACTATATCGCTTTCAATTTCGATATAATTTTTGTTAAATAGACATTGTCCCAATTTCTCATTTTCATTTAAAACCTCAAAGGCATCTGTAATATATTTTCTTTTACAGAAAAATCTCCAATCATCTTCAAAGTGAAGAATATAAGGTGTTTGTGTTATATTTAAAATATGATTTCGAATAATGTTCATAGACTTTATATGACCTTTTTCTTCTTCATTTTTAAAATAGAATGTAAAGAACGGATATAGTTCTCTCATTATTTTTCTATCTTCGTCTGAACTATTATCATCTATACAAAAAAAGTAATCAACCATTTGAAGGTCTTCAAAACAATTTAAAATTGAGTTCATAGTTTTTTTAAATAAATCAAGTCTTTTACATGTTGTAATTGTAAAAGTTATTAAAGGAGTTTGTTTTCTCTTTCTTTTTAATATGTTATCTACTTTATTTTTATCATAATTAATATATCTATTGGTGATATTCTTCAAGCAACATTGCTGTTTGAAAATGATATTTAAAGAATATTTTTGGGATAAATCTTTTAAATTTAAAATCTGATTATATATATCATATGCTTTTTCAAACTGATTATCATTATAGCAACATAAAGCATAATCCTCAAGTATGCTATGATTGGTTTTAAACTCATTACTTAAAAACTCCCCTAAAATAATTCCAGTTTTATAGTCTAAATTTTCAGTTAAAAATCTTATTAAATTTACAGCTTTATTTTCATCTTTGTTTTTTAAAAAATCTAAACATAATTTATCTCCTAGTGACATTTTATTCTAATATTTTTATTTTTATAAATAAGAATATTTAATTAACATCTTCTTGGTGACATTTTTTCAGATATAATCATACCATCGTAGTAATAACTCTCACCACTATCACTATCATTTGTATTCGCATATAATTCATTAATATAGTTTTGTAAAGCAATAATTATATCTGTATAAACATTATATTCTTCCTCTTCCTCTTCCTCTTGGTTCTGACGTTGAGCAATACGAAGAGCAGTTTCTTCACGTTCAGCGATATCAAGAGCAGTTTCTTCATAAATATTTTTCAAATATGGATCTGCTCCTGCTTTAATAAGAGCATTTACTATATCTATATAACCATATTCGGAAGCTTTAATAAGAGCAGTTTCTTTATTTATATCTTGTAAATTAACATCTGCAGTTGCTTCAATAAGAGAATTTACTATATCTATATGACCATCTTCAGAAGCAATCATAAGAGCTGTGTTTCCATTCATATCTTGTAAATCAATATTTATATCTTTTGTCTTAATTAGTAAAGATACTATGGATGGTTTATTATATAAAACAGCTAGCATAAGAGGTGTATAACCTTTATTATTTTTTGTATTAACATCGGCGCCTGTACTAATTAAATATAATAAAATTTCTTTACTTCTTAAAATATCTTCTTTTGATATTGCGTCTTGAAGATCTCCAAAAGTGTATGGTGTAATTATTTGTTGAATAAAACTAGATATTTTAGAAGATATTTCTTGATACTTTTGCGTGTCAGAAGGCGCATCTTCAATAGGAACTAAACCGGAAGATACTATTTCGTCAAATTTTTTCCTGTTTACTAGTTTACTTTTATCGATAATGTAAATATTATCGTACACGTAAGTTTGCTGCCCTGCACCACAATGTGCTGATGATTCAACTGTAATATATGACCCATAAATATTCCAATTAGAATTATAAAATACAACATTAGATAAAGCTGATATAGTTTTTAAAACCCTTTGTTCTGATAAATAAAATATTCTATTTCCACCTTTTTTTTCTACTTCATCTTTAACACAATTTAATTTAGATAATAAAATTCCGTTATTTAAGCTGTCACCGACTTCTAGGACATTATAAATTTTATCTATATATACAATATCCTGACTTATATACAATAAATTTTCATCTTTTTTACTCTCTTCACGCTCTTTACACTCTACAATTAGTTTAGCATATAATTGGTATAAAGAATTTTTTGTTAAACCAATTCCTTTAATACCATTAACTGCATCAGTCTTTGCAGAGTTATATAAAAATATAAGGTGTGTGGGATCTTCATCTAGCCATTCATCTATAGTGGTATCAACATATGATTCTATATCTAATATTTCAAAATCATTTGGTATTAAATAATTATTTTTATAATATGAAATAGAGCTTCTTTGATTAATAGTTATAAAATACGTATCTAAAATATTTTTATACTCTTTATAAGATAAACTTTTATCGTCTTCTAGTATTTTATTTTCTTCTTCTTTTCCTTCTTCTTCACTATATGATAATAAATATCTATAATATGTAGGGTCTAAAATATTTTCAATATATAAAATATCTGTAAGTAACTTAGTTTGGGATGGACTTAATGCTGTATCTTGTAAATCCTGAAAATTCACATAAAAATTTTCGCTATTAATAATTTTTTCATCATCACTAGTTATATCTGAGTTTAAAACAATATTAATATATTCAGACCATTTTCGGGATTTTTCAATATTAAATATATCAAAGTCGAAAAATTCACCAAGTGTAGTAAGTATAAGATACTTAATAAGAAGTTTTACTTTAATATCTACTCTTTTTTGTTTAAACTCGGGAGATGCATCCTCTGGAAATCTTGGATTATCGGGATTTATCCACCTATATTCATAAGGCATAGGAATAGATTCTAGTGTAGTATCTATATAACTAAATAGACCATAAGATAAAGGAGATATATGATAATATCTTTTTAACATAGAAAATAGGTTTTGCCAAGTAAATTCTTCTAATGTAAAATGGTAGTATAAATTAAAATCTTTTTTACAATTAACCTTGTAAAATTTATTTAAAACAAGTTTTACAACCCATTCTTCTGGATAAATATAATTATTCCCATAATCACCAGATATTCTAATTGTACCATTAGGATTATTTATAGTTTTAATTTCAGAGTGTTTATACAAAAAAGAACATTTAGAAGAAGAGTATGAAATTTTAAATCCTCTCGAAGTATATTTTTTTATTCTTTTTGTTATAAACTCATTAAAGTACTTAAATAGAGATTCTAAATAATCAGGTTTTAATACACCCTCTTTATTTTTAATACCTTCAGGATCCACAGCATAAACATTTTGTCCATCAAACCAAATTTCACAAAAAGATAAATCAAAATTAGTCACGACGCTGACCAAAGATATATTATCTGGAATAATCATAAGATCAATTGGCATAAAATCCTCATTTTCAAGCCTAATTCTAGCTAAAATATGATTTTTTCTAAAAAAGGATTGATCATAAGCTGGTGCTAAACATAAATTATCAACTTTATAATAACCTGTATCCATCAAATCTTTGTATATAGTCATGACATTTTTTCTATTTACATAGATATCTAAATCATTTATTTGAAAGTCTGAAAAAGCAGATAAAACAGAACCACCAGCTAAAAAAGCTTCATTTTTTATCAATATATCGCATATTTTAAGAACTATTTTTGTATTTTTATTTAAAGTTTCTAAATACAAATCTTCATTAGAATGCCAAAGATATTTTTCAACTTTAATTAATTTAGAAATAAGTTTTGAGTTGTTTATGTTGTTGTTTTTAAGGACATTTTCCAATGAATTTTCTAAAAGTGACATTTTTATTTTATATAATATAATAACTTTAAAATAAAAAATAAAAAAAGAAAAAATAAATTATAAGTAAAATTTTTAAACTTGGTATTAAGTTTAAAAATAAAATTTATCTTTGTCTTTTAGGAGAAAATTTTTCATTTATATATCTACCTTCATAGTAATCACCACTATCTTCATCGTCAGAAATAGTTTGTTCCGTATAGTCATCCTGGGTATATATAATTCCATTTTTACCTTTATTTTTATCGTCAATATATTTTCCTTTATAATAATTCTCACCACTATCACTAGCTCCTAATACATCTGCCGGAGAATTTCCATAATTATCTTGTATTGTACTATTTGCACCTGCTTCTAATAATATATTTACTAGTTCAATATTATTTCTTGTAAGAGCCCTAGAAAGCGCTGTATATCCATCTATGTCTTGTAAATCAAGATTTACACCTTTATTTATTATAGCAATAACTATATCATTCGCATGTCTATCAATAGCATGCATAAGAGATGTTTCTCCATTTTTGTCTTGTAAATCAAGATTTACACCTTTATTTATTATAGCAATAGATATATCATTCGCATGTCTATCAATAATAGCATGCATAAGAGATGTATATCCATCTATGTCTTGTAAATCAAGATTTACACCTTTATTTATTATAGCAATAGCTATATCATTCGCATGTCTATTAATAGCATGCACAAGAGGTGTATATCCATCTATGTCTTGTATATTTAGAGTATCAATATCCATAATGTTTATTAAATCTATAGCATCTTCAGTCTTACGATCCATTATATAAAGATATAGTTGTCTCAATTGTGACGGGCTATCGGTATTATTTATATTTGCTTGTAAATCATCATCATAGTTAGTCGTTTCTATATAATCATTCTCTGTATATTCTTCTTCATTTTCATCGTCGGAAATAGTTGGGTCCATATAATCATCATCTATATTTTCTTGTTCTTCATCTTCTTCTTCTTCAAAATTTTCTATTTCACTTTGAGTTCTCAAATACTCTACAATATCAGTATAACCATTTTCATATGCTAGATCTAAAGGTGTTTTTCCTTCACTATTAAGTTTGTTAATATCTATTTTTGCAATACCTCCAACTAAAGCTTTAACTATATCTATATTATTTTTACGTACAGCTAAGTGTAGAGGTGTTTCACCATATGATAATATATTTAAATTTGGATTTAAGGTTAATATTTCATTGACTATATTTAAATTATTACTTTGAACTGCTTGATATATAGGTGTCGTTTCGTATATATCTTCTTCCATATCAATATCTAAATTATTATGATTAAGTAATGCTGGTAACATATCTGTAAATCTATTTAATTTTATAGCATATAAGATAGGTGTATATCCATGTCCATTCTTTTTATTTATATCAATATCGCTTCTCATTATTAATTTATTAAAGATATTAACCTTATCTTCTATAATAGCAAGTGTTAAGGGAGTCATTAAATTATATTCTTGGTTAATTTCTTCCGTAGTTAAATTATCTATAAATTCTAAAGCAGCTTCTTCACCTTCGTTATTTTTGATAAGATTTAGTAATATTTCAACGTTTGATTCTCCAACCTTTTCTTCTTGAACATAAGTATTTTCTTTACTTTCTTCTAATTCAGATAAAATTTTATTTAAATCAATACCTATATCTAATGCTATATCTGAAGGTGATTGTCCATCGTTATTTTTTATATCAGGATTTGCACCTGCTTTAATTAAAGATTTTATAATATCTATATTTTCCATAGAAACAGCATAATGAAGTGCCGTATAACCTTCATTATTTTGAATATTTAATTTTATATCTGGTCTATCTAACAAAAGTTTTATTATATCATGAAAACCATAAAATGAAGCAATAATTAAAGCCGTATCACCATATCGATTTACTAAATTGATATCTGGATCTACACCATAATACAACAACATTTTAACACCTACAGAACTACCTAACTTAGTCAGATTCATAAGTGCAGTATAACCATTATTATCTTGTATATTAGGATTTGGTTTATATCTTAATATACTTTCCAAACCATTAAATATCTGTATATTTCTTGATAAAACTATTAAAGCTGTTTCACCAATATTATTTTGTACATCAATAATTTTTTTAGAGTTGTCTAATAGTACATGAATAGAATATTCTATACTAGATTTTTTTTTATATGATGTTTCTTTCAAAGTTAAACTTTCATATTTATAAGCAAGTGAAAGAAGAGCTGTATTTCCATTATTATTTACTAAAGTTATATCTGCATCATTTTCCCGAACTAATAAATCAATAATATTAGCTTCAAAACTTTCAGATGCTATCATAAGAGCTGTTTCACCTAGTTTGTTTTGAGTATTAACATTCACCTTTTTTTTCAATAATAATTTTATCAATTCTATGTATTCTATTCCGAGATCTACAGCAAAAATTAAAGGAGTATTTCCATCATCATCCTGCATATTTAAAAAGTATTTATCATTATTCTTTATTATTTTTGTTGCAATGTCTATTTCACCATCTCTAATTGAATTCATAAGTAATTTAAATGAAGATGTGTTTTCTGAAGAAAGAAATGCGGATATTCTAGAAGAGATTTCTGTATAACTGGGTGGTGGTTCAGTATCTTTTATATTATTTTCTATTGCACCTGAACTTATTACTCTATCAAATTCGGTTACACTAACTAACTTACTTTTATCGATAATAAAAATTTCATCGTAAACACGAGTTTCTTGTCCGTCTCCACAATGCGCGGCAGATACTAGATTGCGATATGAACCATGTATATTTAGATCATACTCATTATAATAAATTACACTTGATAAACCAGCAATTGACTTTAATAGTCTTTCTTCCGTTAAATAAAATATTCTATTTCCACCTTCTTTTTCTACTTCATCTTTAACGCAATTTAATTTAGATAATAAAATTCCGTTAT